CTCTTTGCCATCGCAACTTCTCCGCCCGACCTTTGTTATCGTTACTAACAGGTCTCTCTCCTCGTTCAACTAGCACATCAGCTTTAGAACAATAAGCTTCATTTTGTTCATAAGACCCCAACATTACTTCAATATGGCATCCCGGCATTAGTCTAATGACCGATCGTTTCGTTTTGGCATCGTCAAAAGAAATAAACCCTTGCAAATGTGGCGTACCTGATTCTCCAACTTCTCTTGAATAAGCAATATATCTACACTCAATGTTATCAACTAAATCAGTGTTTGGATAATTGTTGAACGTAAAACAATAATGGCGATGGCGAGGAGCCATATTGTTTTTTACGGGGGTATTATTTTTCTTCCTTCCTTTTATACTAAAGTGCGGATAAATGCTTACGTAAGCAGCGGAAAAATAATTGCACAGCACACTAGGTCCAGGTAATAATATGGCTGGACCTTGAGTGTAACTTCTAACCCTAACCCTAACCCTAACCTGGCGGGGCCTACTATAAACTATGCGCTGCAGTAATGGTTGTGCGAATGGGGATAGGGATTTGTTTGCGTATGAAGTCCCCAGGCCCCATTTAGGGACCGTGACTCCAATGCAAACCCTTGTTAATATGAAACAAGTGGCTGTGTGATTACATAAGCAATGTTTCATGCTTACATAAGCGAAAAACGCCACAGTTAGTATATAAGAGACGAAACCCCCGTCTCTTTTTCAACTAAAATGGAATTTCAACTTAGTGAGGATCTACTCGATACACAAAAAATTAATTGGCTTGATAAAAGCATCGCATTTGCAAAAATCAAGATCAACGGATCTAATAGAATGCAAAGAGACTTGTATAAAGAGAGACTATTAGAGTTAACAAGAATTAAAAATCGTTTACTATATAATTAATATATTACTCAATATCAATTTCTTGTGCAGGATTTTGAACATCAATCCTATTAGTAGGTCCAAGAGGCCCAACTTGAGTATAGACTTTAAATCCATAACAACTTCTACGAGAAGTCAACTGAAACTGTCCTTGTTGTGGCGCAGCACCAGTTCCAACAGTTAAACGGCCAGCAACATTTTCAGGCATTTTAAGACGAAACTTCATTTGTCTTTCAACGGCAATCCCTTCTCCTACACTTTCAGCTACAGCAGTAGGATAATGGCCAGAGAGAGTACCATCGGTTACAAGATCTAAATACGCGGTAAACAAAGGATAACGCATAAACTTTTGAACACCTTGGTAGAAAGCAGGAGTAGCCTGAGAAGTCTGTCTAAAGAAATTAGCAAACTTCAATTCAAGATCCGTTGGACCTTTAATATAATAATCATAAACTTGTCCAGGTTCGAGAACTACAGTAGTGCAATCACTACGAAAGATCTTGTTCCACTCAGGACAATCCGTGGGCTTCTGGTAGACGGTTTGAGCAATAGCACCCATTACGTTAATATTCTGCAAAACTTGCTTCTCTAAACTACCAGCCCACACTGCTCCAGGATTTCCAATAGGCAACGTAGTTGGAAAAGACGCAGGTGGTCCACTGCCACCAGGAATAGCTTCCGTTCCCAGAGAGAACACTCCAGCTTGTTTAGGAGCGCACAGATAAATTTTCATTACAACTGTACGCTGAGTATTATTCTTCAATTTATAAACTTCAAAACAACTTTTAACAGTCATTTTAAGATTCATTGGTGCAATTGAAGAAACACCAGAATTCGGGGCAGTCGTTTGTTGTCCACCAAACAATGTTGATCCTATAGGTTGATAAATACCTAAACTTTGCGGATCATCCCAATTACGAGTTCCTTGTGAGTCGAGCTTTTCATTCCAAAGCACGGAAGCAGCATGTAAAAAATCCTCCGGATCAAAGGCCCAGTCAGAATAATCTTGACCATATTCTGCAAGGCCACCAACATCTTGCTTATTAATATCAAATTGAGACATAGGAATAGCCCCATAGGAAAACTGAGTCCACGAACCATGAATATCATCTTCCGCTAATACTTTTTCAACCTTATCAGCAAAGGTCTTAGAAACTTTAACCTTCTTGTGGGTTTTATGATTAGTAGTTTTCCCTTTTGTACGAGAAGCAGCTTTACTCAAAGCAACTCCCGTATTATTTGGAGCAGACATTGTATTTCTGCTTTTACCCACTGACTTAGAAGCAGTGGGCTTTGACTTTTCTTTTCTTTTTGTGGGGGTCTTTCGAGGCGTAAGAGGATAGGGAGGCATATTATTTTTTTTGGTGAAGGTTTTATAAGTATCAATCGCATTTTGAGCCTGCATAGCATGCCCAACACCAGAAATAACCGCCTTATAACCAGGTTTAATTAACATATTTTATATTGGTTAAAAATTAATCTGCCCATTCTTGATTAAAGCTATAATTAATATTAGCACATCGGACAAAAGAGAAAGAACAGCGAGTATTAAAAACTGCGTAGACATTTATTGGTTAAAGTCTATAACTTGATCCTGACTCTCTTTACAAATTACAGTAAATCGACGCAATAAAGGATCAAGAGTGGCGGAATCCATCCAGATCTCTTCAGGAATAACGTTTGACGTAACTATAATAACCTTTGGACGTATATACTTCATAGATCCCTTGATACTAGCTTGCATTGGCCATCTATCAGCAAGACGTTTTAGCATTCCACCCCATCTGACTTGGTACTTGTCAAAATCCTCCATGTAGACAACGTCTTGATTGGTATATCCATCAAACCATTTCATATCATCCATAGATTTTTTGTAACATTCAGGAAAGGTCGTTTCAACCGCATGCGACTTTCCAGTACCAGTAGGACCATGAATCCAGAAACATTTAACGTCACATGGATCAGGTTTTAGGAGATGATCGTTACGAATGGTTTTCAAAGTAGAATAGCATCGGATATAAATATCAGCATCTATTTCATCCAACTTACCTTCCTTTGCCAAATCCTTCGCTCTTTGCCATCGCAACTTCTCCGCCCGACCTTTGTTATCGTTACTAACAGGTCTCTCTCCTCGTTCAACTAGCACATCAGCTTTAGAACAATAAGCTTCATTTTGTTCATAAGACCCCAA